TTTCCTGGTTGAGCGAGAGCCGTGTGCTGAGCCATGAGGGCATTCCGGACAGTTTTGAGTTCAAGGGTTCGGTAATTTTTATTACCAACTTGAAGTTTGATACCATGCGTTCGCAGAAATTGCGGGACCACTTGGATGCACTGCAAAGCCGATGCCACTACTTGGACTTGACACTGGACACCATGCGTGACAAGGTCCTGCGCATCAAACAGATTGCCAAGGACGGTGTGTTGTTTGCAGACTACGATTTTGAAGAGTGTGTGCATGATGACATTATCAACTTCATGGACGAGAATCAGAATCGTCTGCGTGAGATGAGTTTGCGTATGGCTCTTAAGATTGCAGACTTGCGCAAGATGTCAGTGTTAAACTGGAAGCGCCTGGCAGAGACCACTGTTATGAAACCCGCAGGAGCCTAACATGTATGAAATATGGGATGGCGACTTGTACTTGTACTCGGTAGATACTGAATACGAAGCAGACGAACAGCGTGAGGCTGGCTTTACAGTTAAATGTTTAGAGTATTACGGAGCGTGACATGGAAAAATTTGCAGTTTTTGTCGGTACAGTTGTGCTTGCTATTGCAGGAGTTCTGTTACTGAGTTTCTTACTGAGCTGGCCTGTGTACATGCTGTGGAATGGTTGCTTGATTGATGCAGTGCCTTCTGTTAAAGAAGTCACGTGGTTGCAGGCCTGGGGCATCACTGTCCTGTGCGGCTTCTTGTTTAAGACATCAGTGAACTCAAAAGATTAACCCTCCAAGGTTAACCCGGGCATTGGTTGGCTCCGGCCCGGGCTTTGTGGCAGGTACCCGTAAAACGGTACCTGTCTTTTTGACTTTTTGCCGCGGTAAGTATATACTGTTACAATGCCGCAACACCTGCTGATACATCTAAGCCAAGGCCTAGAACTACAATTTAAAATACGAACAACTCCACTTGCTGAGTTATGGGTTGAGCGTATGCAAGCCCGCGGCAGTTATCCGTTAGATCATCCAGATAGATTTTACGGTTTTGGTTCTCAATTAGAAGAACGCATTCGTGCCGAAATCATGATCCAACAATGCATCACAACAATCAATCAACACGCTCCTATTATCGAGCGTGATTTTGATTGGAGCCAAGACAGTCTCAATTACCTGCACAACATTTTTGAACGCTATCACGGACTGCTAGATCAACAAACATCGGAATACTGGCGAACAGCTCCGGTTCAAACAAGACAGGCACTGGCTGAATTGAATTTGGCAGTGCATAGATGCGAGACTGTGTTGCAAGGCACCCAACCAAGATTTGTTTGCACTTGGTTTGGCATGCCCAAGATAAAAAAACTCAATCCTATTCAACTTGCACAATACGGTGAGATGCAAATACAATTTGGAACTGTGTATCTTAACTACTGTGAGATTGGAAAAACAGTTGAGGATCTAGCACACGACAATGACAAGTACATAGGCGAGGAGGCGTTCCGACCGTTTGGTCACTACAGTGCCGATTTTCATGTGTCATTGTTCAATCACAATCTAAACGTCAAACTGCCGAGCATACAACAGTATATTGATCAACATCAAGATTTTTTTCTTGCTCATCGCATAACAAGTGTGTATAATGCAATAGCACAACCACTGCGTTTTCCTGTGGCAGATTTAGAATACACTGGTTACCCACAAGAACTCATACAAGAAATAGCATGCCAACAGCGGGTGCTCAAAGTTGATATACAATGAAACGATGCACTATACAAATTCGAGATGAAGTAAACATCAAGCTAGAGGGCATCGATTTGGATGTACGCAAGGCCCTGGTCAATGCATTCAAGTATGATGTGCCTTATGCAAGATACCTGCCAGCAGTGAGACTAGGGCGGTGGGATGGCAAAGTCAGTTACTTCCAATTGGGTGGCAGCACGTACACCAACTTGTTACCAGATATCATACCCATCCTAGAACGTTACAACTATGACATTGAACTGGATGACCAAAGAGAATACTCTACCACGTTTGAGTTTAATCAAGTTACAGAACAAACATTTGCACACAAGACTTGGCCCAAAGGGCATCCTGCAGAAGGACAACCCATCATGTTGCGTGACTATCAAGTAGAGATTGTGAACAACTTCCTGGCCAATCCACAATGCATACAAGAAGTGGCCACAGGTGCAGGCAAGACAATCATGACAGCAGCCTTGAGTGCCAGTATAGAGTCATACGGGCGGTCAATTGTGATTGTGCCCAATAAGAGTTTGGTCACACAAACTGAAAAAGACTATGTCAATCTTGGCCTGGATGTGGGTGTTTACTTTGGCGACAGAAAAGAACACGGACGCACACACACCATTTGCACTTGGCAGAGTTTGAATGTACTGCTGAAGAATACCAAGGCAGGTGTAGGCACAGTGACCATACAGGATTTTATTGAAGACGTGGTATGTGTAATGGTAGACGAAGTACATATGGCCAAAGCAGATGCACTCAAAACACTGCTCACAAGTGTGATGGCAAGAGTGCCAATTCGTTGGGGATTGACCGGTACTGTGCCCAAAGAAAAGTTTGAAAGCCAAGCCCTGTTGGTGAGCCTGGGTCCTGTAATCAGCAAGCTAAGTGCCAACGAACTACAACAACAAGGAGTGCTGGCACAGTGCCATGTGAACATTGTACAGTTGCAGGATCATGTGGAATACTCCAATTACCAAAGCGAACTTAAATACTTGTTGGAAGAGTCTGGCAGGCTAGATGCCATGTCAGAACTCATACGCCATGTGAATGAAACAGGCAACACTCTGGTACTAGTGGATCGTACTGAGTGTGGTCGACAACTTGTTGCAAGACTAGGTGACAAATCTGTATTTGTTAGCGGTGCAACAAAAGGAACAAAAAGACAAGAAGAATATGACGAAGTGGCTAACAGCGTTGATAAGATTATTGTGGCTACCTATGGTGTTGCCGCTGTGGGTATTAATATCCCTAGGATTTTTAATTTGGTTCTTGTGGAACCCGGGAAAAGTTTTGTCCGCGTTATCCAAAGCATTGGACGTGGAATAAGAAAAGCCGAAGACAAAGACCATGTTCAAATCTGGGACATAACCTCAACTTGTAAATTTGCCAAGCGCCATTTGACCAAACGCAAACAATTCTACAAAGAAGCTAACTATCCATTCACTCAAGAAAAACTTGAGTGGATGAAGATAAAATAGTTGACTTTTCTGTTAGATCTCTATATACTACAAACATGCGAATACTTACCCTAGACAATGCTACCTACGATTTAGATCACCTGCCCGAAGAAGTAGATGACATGCGTTTTGCTATATTGGACAATTCAAATCCAGTAGATCCTGACTATCATTTTATACCACTAATCTTTTTGGAGAGCTTTAATGCTCCTGCTCTTGTGCTACGTGTTGGAGAACACACTATCAAGATGCCTATGGACTGGCAAATCCTAATTGGTGAACCTGATGTTGGAGACTTAGAAGTATTGCCACTAACATCAATCAACGATCGCGGATTTAAAGTATTCCAATTCAATCCACTGACCAGTTTCCGACCCAGCTTTCCTGACATTGAAATCCTAGATGTGTACCACGAAGTCAGTTGGTATGCACCCAAACTCAAGAATGGTCAACTGTTGGCAGTGCCTGTTAGTGATGGCGCAGATCCTGACTGTGTTTATTTTGTCAAAGACGTCAGCCGTAATTGCGAGATTGTGGACTACAACAAGGCCTGGTAATGCCATACACTGAACCAGAAATATTTGAAATTATCAATCGCTTGGCCAGAGTGTATCTGGAAAGTTATCCTGACGATCGTGAAGGTCTAGAGCGTTTCCTGCGTTGGGCGCATTTGCAATACGGCTACCAGTATGGGAACCCTTAAACCGGGTGCCACATACATTTATGAACGTGTGGGCAATGAAGTGTATGCCCGAGAGTTTGGCGCTGGCCCTGCTGATCGCACATTGGTTGGATATGGGTATGATCCTCTTACTGGACACAAAATTGAATACGATAAACGAACATCAGACGGCAGGCCATTGCACGATCACCTAATGGAGGGCAAACTGTGGGGAGAGATTAGGCAAGCAGCTCGAACCAATCCCACTTTACAAGACGCATTAGAACGTGCTATAATAATCTACAAACTAACTAAAACCGATGAATAAAATTTATTGTAAAGCCCCCTGGACTAGTGTAAGCTACATGCCCGGCGGCAAATATTCTCCTTGTTGTGCCTGGAGCGGCGGCCAATTTAACAGTCGAGAAGAAATGACCAACTCAGTTGGTGGTGCGTTTTTTCGGGGAGAAGTTCCTCGTGAATGTGCAAATCAATGTCCTCCAGATGCCGAAGGCTGGCGAGGAATGTATAAAAATTATGCAACAGACTACAAAACACACAAGATACATTTTTTAGATTTTCGTAACAACAATCTTTGCAATTTAAAGTGTCGCAGTTGCGGTCCAAGATTCAGTACCAGCTGGGCTAGTGAAGTTGGTGTAGAAGACATAAGTTTGTACAATCCAATTGATGTTGCAGACATGGATCTAAGTGAGTGCAAACAAATTTATTTTGCAGGTGGTGAGCCACTACTCAATCCTCAACATTACCAGGTGCTTGAAAAACTAATTGCGCAAGGCGCTGACCCTGCAATAATGTACAGCACCAACATGACTGTGTTAGGTGCCAAATCAAAACATGTAAAAGATCTATGGCCGTCATTTAGTCGTATCAATGTTCATGCAAGTATAGATGCTGTGGGCAAGTATGCTGGCATAGTGCGCAGTGGCAGTGACTGGATTACCGTAGAACACAATTTAAAATGGATCCTTACTCAATCAAACTGCAATATTAAAATTGCCACTGTGATCAGTGCTATTAATATTTGGTGGTTACCCGAATTGTTAGAATACTTTAACTGGTTGACCCCGGATCAATTTGAACCTGTGTTGGCTAATGCAGACTCTGTTATTGGACTAGGAAGCATTCCAGATCAGTATCGCCCTTCGTTGATCACTATGTTAGAGCAGTCAAAATTTGCTGAACATATCAACATGAAGAGAGCAGTTGACGCTTTGCGCAATCAGCGTTATAATGCAACTAACTGGTATCGCTTCTTGGCTCAACAAATGATTCAAGACAACTACCGAAACGAAAACTGGTTTGACAATTTACCCGTCAAACATGATGTATACAAAGAGACATTACAAATTGGATAAACTGACCATTGCCAATGAGATGAAGATGTTTGACTGTAAAGTTAGATCATTTTACGACGATCTCACTCCTGAAGAACGCAAAAAGTTTTCAAACTATCTCATGATACGTTGGGGATCAGCAGTTGAAGGTTCAAGAGAATTGCAGGAGTTCTATGTAATTGCCACCAACGAACGACTGAACAAGCATTTTTTTAACGTGTCAAAACATCCAAAACTGCAATGGCTCATGGCTACTAGTGTGAGTCCAGATTTGGGATCGCAACGTCATCCCTGGATTGCGCCCAAGAATC